GGTCTTGCAACCCGTTTCGTCGGAAAACCTTACAAAGGTTTCCTACTCCCCCACCCCCAGTCACTTGCGTGATCGCCCAATCGTCTGCCCCCTTGCACTGGACGAGTCGGCCGAGTGTAAGCTTTTCCGTCACTCGTCGCCCTCCTGCTGCCGCATCGCCTCGCGCAGCCCGTCCGCGCTGCTCATCGCATCCTCGCGATGCTTGATGGTCTCGCGCAACTCGACGAGCACGGCGGCAACCTCGGGAAACACCATACGTATGCGCCGGACGTCCTCCTGCCATTCCCAGTGCAAAGCTTGCCGCGTCTTGCCCCGGTCCACCGCCTGCTGCTCAAACGATGCGAGAATCGAGGCGGTATCGCCCGAGCCTGCGCGCAGGACCAGCCGGAAGGCGCTTGGCGATAGGTCGGCCAGGGTGGCCAGCCGGCGGACTAGGTTGGCGGCCGAGTCGTGCTTAAGCGTGTCCAACTCGAGGAGCCGCTCGAACATCTCGCAGCTTACCTTAGCCGCCTCGCTCGCCCCGTCGTAGCGCAGCCTATGGACTGGATGGCGGTTGAGCGTGTACGTGACCACGGCTCACAGCCCCTCCAGCGGGTTATGGACTAGGGCCGCAGCTGACTCGCTCAGGACCACCGCGTCCTCCAGCCCCAGCGTGCCCATCTGGTCGCGCTGCTGGATGCTCTCGATGATCTGCCGCAAGCGCTTTATGCGCTCGGCGTGTTCCTTCACCAACGACTTCCGATGACTCTCCAGCTGCGCGATGGACCGCGCCGCTCGATTCGCGAGGCGTAACGCCTCAAGTTCCAAACGATCTGCGTCTTGCTTCACTTGACCTCCGTTTACCCGACCCGAGCTTCGCATTCAATTTGAGATGCTTGGCCCAGGTGTGGGCGGTTATGTTTTTAGGTTTCCGTGCCACTCTGGCCGAAATTGGCGTGTCTGCTTGCCGCTCCGTCAAGCGGAAACGGCCATTGCGTGCGTTTTCTGACTGTCCGATTGCCCGGTGAAGGTCTGGGTAGCCATCGGATGCCGATCGCCCCGCAAATCGCGTTCTTTGGCGAGGAGCTCTTCGATGTGCTTGAGCCGAGCCATCACCTCCTCCTGCCGTTCGCGGCAGTGGCGGATGACGCGGGAAAGCGTGGCGTTTTCGGTAAGCAGGTGCATTGCGACGTTGTCTAGGCGTTCGATCGTTTCGTTCATCTCGTTGCTGGGTTGAAGGTTGCGGTTGCCCGCGTGAAATAGAAGGACTGAGCGGCGGTGCCGTCGTCGCGGCCCTTGGCCTGGATGACGTTTGTGAAGAAGCGCGGCCGATCAGCCTCGAAATCCGTGTCGCGCTGCTGCTGGCCCGTGATCGCGTCCTCGTTGGGTCGGTGGATCAAAATCACTTTGTCCGCGTCCTCCTCGACGCTGCCGCTGTCCTTGAGATCGGTCACGTTCGGCTCGCGGTTGCCGTCCTTGGCGCTCTCGCGATTTAGCTGCCAGAGCATCACGACGAGGATGTCGAGGTCGCGCGCTAGGCGCTTGAGCGTCTTGGTGACCATCCCGCAGGCGTTCACCTTCTCGCTGCTGCCCTTGGCCTCGTAAATCTCCTTAACCAGCCCGCCGTGATCCACGAAAAGCACGTCGAGCCCGCCGCCGGCGTGCAGCGCGCGGGCGCGTGCCTCGATGCGAGCAAGCGACGAGTCGCGGCTCGATACCGTGATGTTCTTCCCGCGCAGTTCGACGAGCGCCTTGCGGATCTCGGCCTGCGAGGCTGGATGTTCCGCGTAAACGCGCCGTAGCCCAACGCCGGCGAGCGAGGCCGCGATCTGGAGCGGCACCTTGTGCGGCGCCACCTCGAGCGTCACGTAGTAGCAACGGCGCCCTTGGTTCGCGAGGTGAGCCAGGATCGGCCGAGCGAGCGAGGATTTGCCCGAGGAGGATCGGCCGGCGATGACGACCAGCTGCTGGCGTTCCATCTCGCCGAACCGCTGGTTGCAGATCGGCCACGGAAACGGCATCAACTCGCGGCGCTGCTCCCCGAGGATTTTCTGCTCGAGCTCAACCTTGGCCCGCTCGACGAGCTCGTCCCAGGATTCCTCGCCGTCCGCGTCCGAGCCTGCTGCGATGCTCAGGAGGTCGCGAGCCCCGCCGGCGATCAACTCGGCCAGCGGTTCGGTCGCCTCGGCCTCCTGCTCGACGCGCTCGGCGATGCGCTGGGCGATGCGGACGGCGTCACGCGCTACGGCTAGGCGCAGCACGCGCTCGAGGTAGTATTTTGCGTTCAGCGAGGTCGGCGCTGCGCTGGTCAGGCCCACGATGTAGGCGTGCCCGCCTGCGGCCTCGAACCGCTGCTTGGCGATCAGTTCGGCGTAGAGCACGTCGTCGGTCGTCGCCATCCCGGCCGCGACCATCTCGGAGAGCGTGTCGAAGACGATCTGGTTGCGCGAATCGCAGAAGCTGCGCCGCGTGATGCCGCCGCCCAGCATCGCCTGCATCGTCCGCCCGTCGTCGAGCAGCGCGGAGGCGAGCAGCAGGCGCTCGTGGTCAAGGTTGGTTGTCACCGTAGAACTTGGCGGGTTGAGACGCGGCAACGCCTTCTGGCTTCGGCTTCTCGGCCAAGGACCAGTTGCTCGCGAGGCCCAATGCTGTCTTTGTTATCTGCGGGAAGTGACTGGCGTAGTTGCGGCCCCGACGATGGATTTCGTCCGGCGTAACGGTCGGCAGGCTTTCGCGGATCAACGAAAGCGCCTTGGCGATCTTGCCGTGCTCGTTGGAGTTTAGCGTTTCTGGCTTGTCCGTCGTGAACGCAGCCAGCGCGTCGAAAAGCTCGTTGCGCTGCCTTGGCTTAGGTTCTTTCGGCGCCTTGGCCTCCCGCTTCGTCTGCTGCGCGACCTCCGGTCGCAATGTATTACTTGGAGATTGAAGACTGAAGACTGAAGAGCATCCGTTTGGCATATGCGGTGGCATTGCCAAGCTATCTGCGGTGGCATTGCCACGCTTAGTAATCTTGGCCTTGTCCCACCTTTTATGGGCGTTGGCGGACTGTTTCGCCTTAAACTCAACGTTCTTCTGCCGGACCTCCTCAAGCCTTGCGTTTACCAAGCTGCCTGCCTGATCGATGCCAAACTTATGCCGAATTGATGCCACCGCATTGCCACCGCATCCGGTCAGGCGGCATAGAACGGCTTCATCATTCGGGATCGACCCGTGGGTCCATTGATAGCAAAGGAGCCGGATGTAGCCCCCGACCTCTTCTGCGCTCATCATCGCAGTTCCAACTAAAAAGTCGGCCGCGTAGAATTGAAATGCGGGCGCTTTCATTTGGTCTTCTCTGGTTGAGACCGTTGCCCTTGCTCATCTTGCACTTCATCGAGGCGTTTCCTCATTTGCGTCTCCATCTTCCTCAATGCGTAAACAAGCCGCGCGACGTTTTCGATGTCTAGAACTAGCCCCTCGACTGATCCTTCTCTCGCCAGCGTTATTGTGCGATCACTCGTCTCGCTGATTGTGATTAGTGCCTGCGCTGGAACCCCGACAATTATCTTCTTCATTTGAATCAATAAAAACCCCGGCCCGCCTGCGGTGAGAGGTGCATCCGACAACGACGAACGGATGCAGACGCAGACGGCCGGGGAAATGAATTTGTTTTCACGGTAACGGATAACCTCTCACGGCTCCGTTGATGCGGATCAAACGTCTGCGCGCTGCTCCCGCAAGCCCAAAATCTCGCGCAGCATCTCAAACGTGCCGAACGAAACCAGCTTGTCCGGCGTGACCCGCAGCAAGCGCCAGCCCAGGACGGCCGCGCGGTTGTATTTCTCCATATCCTTGACGAAGCCTGCGCCGCGCGTGTGCCGCCCTCCGGTCCAGACGCCCCCCTCGACCTCAAGCGCGACCATCTGCTGCGGCCAGGCGTAGTCGAAGCGCCAGCGACGCTTCGCCTCGAACTTCCACTCGCACTCGGGGAGCGGAAGCCCGCGGACCTTGATCGCGCGCAGAAACACTTCCGCGCGGTCGAACGCTCGCTTGACCTTCGGATCCGGCGCAGGGTCAGGCTCGCGCGCAATCGTCTTCGGCCGCTTCGAGAGCGCCAGCTGCCGCGCGATCTGGAGGCGGTAGCGCTCGGGGAGGTCAGCGATGGTCGGCTTGCTCACGGCTTCGCCCTCTTAAGGATTTGCTCCTCTAGCTCCGCGAAGCGCTGGATGCTTTCAGCGGATAGCTTGTCGTGCCACACGGTGGCCCAGACTCGGGCAAGGGCGCACGTCTCGACTGCTGTACTCCGCAGCAGCTTAATGGATTCAAGGCCGCGCTTTAACGCTTCCTCACCTTCACAGTCCGCAGGCACTCCAAGTGCAGCTTGAATCTCTTTTCGCAGACCCCAGATTTGCTCTGACCTGTAGCGATACGAATCGCGCTCTTTCCGCAGCGCGGCGTTCTCGCGCTCCAGTTGTTTTAGCTTCCCGAGTAGTGGAGCCACACACGTGCAGTGCTGCTCTTCGGATCGATTATCTCGGGCGTGCAATACCGCATTTTCCCAGTCGTCTATTTGTTCACGCAGCGCGGCGTTCTCGCGCTCCAGATCGGCGATGCGTCGATAAGGCGCTGTCTCTCGATCGCTCATAGCTTCACCCCTCTCCGCCGCAGCAGATGCGCGCGCTCCTCGTGCGTGATGTATTCGCGTCGGTAGCCTCGGTTGTAGATGCGCTGCCGAACGGCGGCCTGCTGCATCCGCACCTCGGCCAAGATTTCCTTGAACGGCGCGAAGCGCGCGACCATCTCGTCGATCACCTCGGACTTGGGATTGGGTCGTGCGCTCATCGCTTCTTGAACCTCCCCGCCTTGTCGCGGCGCTCTGCGTCCCGCTTGATCGAGCGGAAGAACGAGTCCATCCACTCGCGGTCCCGGCCGATGCGCTCGCCTTGGCGCAAGCCCCAGAAGAAGCCGGCGCCGATGCCGGCCGAGAGCATAATCGAGCAGATGGCGATGATCTCAGCGGCTTTCATTCGTCCCCTCCTTTACCATCCTGGGCGGTGAGCAGCGCATAAGCGACGACGGCGATCAGGAGCACCGTCAGCCAAGCTATGGTATTGAGCGTCATAGCCACGTCTCCTTGTACCACGTCGGAAGGTCGATCTCTTGCACGTCCTCGGGCATATTGGGCCAGCGGTTGGACTCAATGCAGCCCTTGAGCCGCGTAAGGTCGCGCAGCGTTTCCTCCTGGCCGCGTTGCAGCGCGGCGTTCGAGACCTTGTAGACCGCAACGCCGTATGGCTCGCACTTCTCGACGGCCACGAAAAAGAAGTCGGTGCAGGCGATGCCGCAGTCGTACAAGAGCGGAAGGTAGAAGCCGGCCTGCCGATGGTAGCCGAGGTTGACGAAAGCCTTTTCGAAGTTGCGGAAGGCGCCGTCGTCCAAGCTCTCGACCGTCTTGAGATCGACGACGTAAGGCCGCGGGCAAAGCGCGCAGCCATTGCCGTTGAACCAGTCCGTCCGCGCCTGCACGTTCAGCGTCGCGAACTGCTTCCGCCAGACGAGCTCGGGCTCGCCGCGGTGCAAGAGCTCCGAGGCCGCTGGATGCGCCCGAACCGCATCGCGCATCTGATGCACGACCCGCATCTCGTCCGCGTCGAGGATCTCCTTGCCCGCGTTGGCGCTGACGAATTGCTCCCAGCTGGCCTTGCCCTCCTTGGTTCGGCGGTCGATACCCTCCGGCCGTTGAGCGTAACGCTGCTCAAACGTGATCGGCTCTAGCACCGCAGCGTGCGTCGCGCGGCCGAGCACGAACGCGGAGGAGTCCACGTCAGGCACGACGCGCAGCACGTACTTGCGGTGGTAAAGCGCCGGCCGCCGGCGGAAGACCTCAAGCTTCGAGTGGCTGATGGCGTCCGTCGCGTGGTAAACTTCGGACGGCTCGCCTCGGATCGCGGCGTTCATTCGGCACCTCCGATCTCGAGCTTGGCCTGGAGCGGATCGACTACCGACTCGGACTCGTCCTTGAAGCGCACCGACCAGCCGACCTTGACTGTCACGGTGGGCGCCATCGCGAGCGCGTCCCACTCGATCGTAAAGCTGGCCTTAGCCTTCGGCTCGGCCTGGCTCTCGTCGTCGACGAAGGACTCCTCCGCCGCCTTACGCATCGCGTCGTAGTGAGTCTCGAGCAAGGCTCGGACCTGTTCGCTGGCCGCCGCGATGACCGCGGCCTTCTTGATTTCGTGTGTGGTTTCCATTTTGGAATGTGCTTAGAGGTTCTCTCCCAGCCCGCGCGGCGTGACGTTGACCGGCTCGGCAGGGATGTCTCGCGCCTCCTCGACGGTGCGGAGTCCCTTGAGGACGTCGCCGAACAAGTCGCGCAACACGTAGCCGCGGGCGCGGAAACGTAGCATCCGCTTCGGGTAGTCAGTCCAAGGGCCGGCCTTGGCCCAGAGCTTCGCCCGCTTGGCGTCTGCGACCGTGAAGGTCTCGACGGTGGTCGCATCGCCGCGGGCGGCGGTCACGCGGTAGCCGTGCGCGTCGGTGTTCGGCTCGCCGATCTCCTCCTCCTTGTAGCTAGTCAGTAGGCCCGAGGCGCGGACCAGCGCGAGCGCGGCGTCGCCGTAGATTGCGGGCCGGCCGTTGATCACGGCCGTATTCTGGAGCGCAGCCATCGGCGTAAGCCCGAGCTCGGCGCCAAGCTGGATCGCGACGAGGACCGACTCGGGTTTCTCCATCCCTTTAGGCGCAAAGCCCGAGGCGACGATGGCGTTCGCGAATCGGTAGGCGTCCTCAAGGCTGGCGAGTTGCACGCCCTGGGCGCCGAAGGTGACCGGCGCTTTGTTGATCTTGGCCGCGGGCGTGGCCGCGAGTTGCGTATCTTCTTTGACGGTTTCGGTGTTCATTGTCTGGCTCTTGTTCTGTTGTGTTTTGCTTCTGGGTTGAGGGCGCGGCTGGGAAGTCTCGGTCGCGCCCTTTAAATTTAGAACGGCACTTCCTCGGTCAGCGTCTCGCTGACGAGCGTGACCCTCGTGCCGGCAGCGAGCGTGCCGCGGTTGCCGTGCACCAGCTGGCGCGCGGCGTTCCTCAAGCGCACGTCCTCGGGCCGAGGTGGGAACGGCTTGCCGTTGTTGCCGATGCGCGGCTCCGGCTCCTGAGCGTACCACTCGACCGACTTCGCGCCGAGCGAGCGAAGCGGCGTGCCCTTGTTTTTCCCGAAGTGCACCTCGACCGAGCCTGGGTCGGCCACGATCTCGGTCGGCTGCGGGATTTCCTTGGGCGCACCAGCCGGAGCCGGCGCGGAAGCTGCGGCCGGAGCCGCTGGCTTGTTGGCGAGCAGCGCGCGAATGGCGCGGAGCTCGGCGATGATCTGTTCTGCGTGTTGATCGGTCATTGTGTTTTTGCTTTGGGTTTACGGAGTCCGAGGATGTGGCGCATCTCCCAGTCGCGGAAGGATGCGGTGACCTGGCGGTGAATCTCACGCCACGTCACCCAGCCCTCGCCCGGGATGAAGACCCAGTAGTGCGAGCGTTCGACGTGCCCGTGCGTGCCGGTGTAGCGCGCCGCGGAGTGGCCGCCGCCGGTCAGGTTCTTGATCGGGTTGCTCCGGTTGAAGTTGTTGTTCATCGGCCGAGCAGGCGGAACTGCTTGCCCTGCATCGCGAGGATCTCGCGCGTGTAAGTGAGCGCGTGCTGGCGCATAGACGACCGAGCGCACCGGCGCGCAAGCTCGTCGCGCGCGAACTCGGCGTAATGCCGGAAGCAGACGGCTTGGCCGAGCTCGTAGTGGGCAAAGTTCGAGCCGCTACTGAAGAGCATCTTGCGCGCTTTGGTCATCGCATCGCCCTCCGCACCTTGTCGGCGTATCCCAGCGTCGCCGTCTTGCGGTGTCCGGTCGGCCCACCGTTGTGGATCCGCGCGAGGGTCGCCACGTCGCCAGCTTCCCACGCAGCAGGCGCGTAACGCTTGAGGTAGGCAGTCGCGACGCGGCGCGCGTAGGCGAGGTCGGTCACCTGCTCGTAGGATCCGGCGACCCGCGAGTCAGCGTGATAGGCGCGGGAGATCTGGAGCGGCCCGAGGCTGCGGCCGTTGTCGCCAAGGATGGCGCCGTGCCGGCCGCTGGTCTCGACTTGGTGAAGCGCCCGCCAGAAGCTTTCCGGCGGCGCGGCGTGGCTGGCGGAGGCCAGCGTAAGGAGGATTAGTGAGCGGATCATTGTCGTTGCGCTCACAACCAAGGAGACTCGCAACGGCCTAGTCAACTCTTTTTCTCAACATTCTGTCCGGCGAGATCTGACAGTCAGACGTCGACCGCGTCCGCGAGCGCATCGCTGCCGAAGTCGCAGCTGATCGGCTCGGCCTTCGCCGCGACGTAAAGCTGCGCGAGGATGCCTGGAGTCGAGAGCTCCGCGTTGCTCAGGTACTGGTCGAACTTCGCGTCGCGCAGCCAGAGCTTTGCGATCCACGGCGTGAGCGGCGCCTTGCCCGAATGAGCCGCGGCCGAGTCGACGTAGAGCGCGAACAGCGCAGACGACTCCCGCGCGGCGCGGTCCCAGCGGTGCGCGACGAGGCGGATGTAGTTGCCCGAGATGCCGCTCGGCAGGGTGAAGGATTTCTGGAGAGCCATAGGTCAGGTGTATTCGGTGAACTCGACCGAGAAGCGCGCGTTGCCGGCTGGCACGTTGGTGCCGTCGAGCGTGGTCACGCGCACCACGGCGTTAGTGCTCGAGTTGCCCGCCGCGTCGAAGTCGTAGGCCGCGACGAGGTTCGCGTTTGAAGCGCATTGCGCGGTGCCGATGTCAGGCTTGGCCCCGAAGCCGCGGTTGGTCAGCGACACGTTGAAGCTCTCGGTGGTCGCGCCGCCGGCTAGAGAAACGACGACCGAGTCCGAGAAGATGACGTTGATCTGCCGCGTGCTGCTTCCGCCGCCGGTCTTGATGCCGGTCGTCGTGACGTTCGAGTCAGCATATTTTGAGATGCTGCCTGTTCCGATGTTGGCTGCTCCGTTCGCGTTGCCCAGACTTGCCCACGCAGAAAAGCTTCCCGTCCGATTGACTGCTCGAACGCGAACCCAGCCAGCGGCTAGGGTTGAGTTGTAGAAAAAGCATTCCGTGTCGCGCGTCGTGATCGGCGCGTTGGATCCGGTAGCTGGCGACCACGAGTAGTCGGTCGCGCCGTCCGAATTGGTTCCGGTCACCTTGGCCTCGTAATAGGAAAAGTCCGACTGCGTGTTCGGACTCCAAGAGACGCGCGTGCCGAAAAGGAATGTCGTCGTTCCGGTGACGTAGGCAGGCTTTACGCCATCCGCGGAGATTGCGCCGCCGGCCGGCGTGGTTACCGTGCCCGAGTAATTCGGAGCCGTGCGGGAGAGCGTAGCCGAGATCGCGCTGGGCGTGTTCGAGAATGAGATCGCTCGGGCCGCGAACTCATACGCGACGCCAGGAGCAAGGTCATCAATAGACGCCGCAATCGAACCAGACGAGAGCACGTTCGCAACCACGTATTCGCTCGCTCCGCTGCGCCGGTAGAGGATCTGGAGCAGCGCCCCGCCGGTCGGCATCGCCGGCGCCGTGACTGTGATGCGGGCCAGGGCCGTGCCGTCGGTCGCGAGGTAGGTTGTCTCGCTCGCGTAGGTCGGAGCGTTCGGAGTCGACGGCGCGACGTTGGAGACAGCGCCGGCGGTGATCGCGACTGGCGTCGCCTGCACGCGGGTCGCGAAGCCGGACACGTTCTCTAGCGCGTCGTAGGCGTTGACCCAGTAATAATACGTCGTGCCGACCGCGACGTCCACGTCGACGAAACGCGATGCGTCGACCTCGGCGATCTTGTTCGTGTTCGCGTTGGCCGGAGTCACGCCGGTCGTGTTGCGGTAAATGCCGTACTCGGAGAAGTCGGGCGCGGTCGAATCATCCCAGTCAAGGCCCACCGCGGAGCCCGTTCCGATGGTCGCGACGAGGCCGGTCGGGATGCTAGGCGCCACCGTGTCCTTCTGCACGTTGACCGTCGCGCTGACGTAGGACGTCGAGACCTTAAAGAAGCTCTCGCCGAAGATGCGGACGTTGTAGGTTGTACCGATCTTAACGTCGCTTGAGATGTAATCCCTCGTCTGATCGCCGGGGACAGTGTTCCACGTAAGATAGGTCGTCGAGGTGCTTTCCTTGTATTCGATCCCTACGTTGCCGCCGGCCTGGATAAACTCCTCAGCCGGCGCAGACCACGAGACGAGGATGCGAGGCAGCGCTGTGCCGTCCGCTTGGATCTGCTGCGTCGTTCCGTCCGCGGTCAGCGTCAGGTTCGTCGGCGCGGAGAGGGTGAACGGATCGGGCAGCGTCGTGTTCGGCGCGTCGTGGACGTAGATCTCGTCGTTGACGGTCCAGTCATAGACCGTCGACGCCGTCTCGCGCAGCGTCATCTCGATTGCCAGCTGCGGCGGACTGCCATCGCTCGCGAAGTTCCACTCCATCACCTCGAAGACCTTCTGGGTCCAGCCCATCTTCGAGTTGGTAATCATCACCGTATCGCCGGCTCGCACTTGCATCGCCTCGAGGCGGAAGCGCGCGGTCATCGTGATCTCCTCGCGAGCGCGTCGCAGTTCGATCACGGCCAGCCGCTGGGCGCAGGCGGGCGACGTCGTGAACGGCAGCGCCACGTCGCGCCAGTAGCGGATGCCGGCGTCCTTGGTTACGTAGGTCGTCGATGTGATCTGCGGAAAGTCAGACGGCTGCCAGTCGTTCTCGGGCGAGACGTAGACGCCCTTGACTCCGTTTACTCGGTCGCGGGCGGAGGTCTTGGTCTGCACCGTCATCTGGCCGGCGAAGTGCTTCTCGGTCAGCGTGACGGTCGGGATCCGGTAGCCGGCCGCATAGACCACGACCTTGCCTCCCGAGTAGGCGATGAGCCCGCCCATCGCGGTGATAAGCTTGCCTATGTTTTCGTCGGGCGAGGCGCTGGTGTAAAGGACGCCGTTCGCCTCGTATCGGTTCTCGTAGGTGGCCGGCGAGGTGACCGGCTTGATCTCGACTTGCTCGTCGCAGATGTTCGCCGCGGCGTTGATTGCCGTATCGTCGATCTCGGCCGAGTCCATCGCCATCCCGAGCGAACTGGTCAAGTAGTCCCGAAGGCAGAGCGCAGGGTTGGCCGAGTAAGCCGTCGTCGTTGTGCGCGGGTCATAGACTTGCTTTCCCTTGACCACCGCGGAGATGTTCGGGATGCCTCCGGTCCACACCTCCTGGTTCCACACTAGCTGAACGTAGATGTACGCGATGCCGCGGAGGCGGTGGTCGCTCGTCCACTTGCCGTCGGTAAGGCCGGATGTCGCGGTTTCAAGGTTCGTCTCGACCGTCTGCGTGTCGCTGCCGAGCTTCTTGTAGATCTCGGCGTAGCCCGTGAAGCGCCCCTGGGCGGCGCTGCCCGCGCCCGTCAGCGCGAGCTCATCGTTGAAGTAGACGTCGCCGATCTCCTCGACCTCGTGACCGGCCATCGCGACGACGAGGTGCAGATACTCGTTCTTTGTTCCCGTCGTCGAGATGTAGACGATGACGCCGGAGGTCTTGGTCTGGCCGTAAACGATCTGCCGCGCCGCAATCGGCGAGCGGATCATCTGCGAGCGGTCGGTGAGCGACGGGTCGGAGTAGCTCGGAGCCTTCGGCGCCAGCAGCTTGGAGGCCGCCATCGAGGCAGCGGTCGTCGCGATGAACTTGAGCACGAACATCACCGCGTTGGCCGCGGCGACACTCAGCCCGATATCCATCAAAGCGATCCAGACGACGACGGCGACTTGCGGCATAGTTAGAGGCGCCAGCAGGCGGCGCCGTTGAGGTCGAGGAACTCCAGCCCATCGCGGCCCACGAAGGCGGCGGCGTTACCCACGCAGACGCCCAGGCCGATGCCGTTGCCCACGTCGCGGGCGATCACGTCACCGCGGCGAGCGAGGCCGATCTGCGCTGGCTTAAGCCCGAGCTCGCGCGCCAACTCCAGAATCCCGCCGGCCTTGTCGATGATGCGCTGCGCGCCGATGCCGCTCGAGTAGGTGCCGCGATAGTGCGCCGCGGGATCTCGGCCCGTTGCCCGAGCGACCCAGTCGGCCGCAAATAGGCAGCAGTCATTCGCGCCCCACGCGAACGGCTGGCTGCGCCGCTCTTCGATAAAGCGCGCAAGCTCCGCGGGAATGTCGGAAGCCTTCATTCGTAGCCGGTTTCGCCAGTCTTGTCGCCTCCGTTCCAGTTCGTTTGCTGCGTCTGGTTCGGGTTGCCCCAGTAAATGGCCTTCTCCTGGATCGCGGTAACGAACTCCAGCCCGAGATCGCCGGGGAAAAGCGCGGTCTGCTCCTCGTGCGTGTAGCGCACCTCGCGCGGCCGCTTGAAATCAACGAGCCGGTTCTCGGCCGTCATCGTGATGTCTGCGGACTGGCCGTCGTCCGAGATCTGCATCACGTCCATCCGCCCCTGGAACACCGTCACCGGCGACGAGATCAGCGTGCCGGCGGTCGGCGAGAGCGCGCCGAAGAGCACCGTGCAATCTCGGCCTTGGTAGTCCTCGGTCAGAGCAAGCGCGATGTTCGCGGTGGGCACGCCCGAGAGCCGCATCGAGATGCCGCGGGCCGCGAGGTCGGTTGTCTCCTCAATCGGCGAGATGCTTCCGAAGGTGCCGATTCCGAGGTAGGGAACGCCGGCGTAAGTCAGCGTCCCGTAGCCGGTCCAGAGGCGCGTGTAAGCGGAAGGGAAACTAAGCGAGACGAGGATCACCGGCGCCAGCTGCACCGTCGTGACCTCGGTCACCATAGCGGCCGAGAGCGTGCGGCCTGCGGTTGTGATGCTCATTGTGCGACGTCCTCCGCGATGGAAAAGCTGATGCCGTAGATGCTAGCTAACTCAATCGACCACTCGGTGCGAGACTCGGCCAGCCGGAAGACTCCCTTGGCGTTCGAGTAGGTGATCGCGGTGCCTCCGGTGTAGCTTGAGCGCAGGACCGGGAATAGATCGACGCTGCTCGAGGAATTGACCTGGACGACTTTGTAGAGCGACGTCGAGATCTGGAGCCAGTCTCCCACAGCGAAGGTACCAGTCGCGCCCGAGATGCCAAGCGTCGACGTGTTAGCGGTCGCGCTGCTGACGGTCAGCGTGCCGGTCACGTTGCCCCGCGCTGAGGTGTTGGCGTAGTCCTGGAAGTAGAACGTGCCGCGCTGCGCTGCCAGCAGGAAGCCGATCACCTCCTCGGCCGCGGCGCGCGTCATCGGTGGGCACTCGACAGAGCCCATCCACGCCTGCCCCGGCCAGTTGTATTGCTGCGTCTGGAACGTGAACGGCGAGACGTTGCGCGAGGTCGCGCTCATCCCCGAGAGCGTCAGCTTCGAGATGCGGAACGGCGACGGCGGCGTGAGTGGGTAGGAAATTGCCATAGCTTAGGCGAACGCTGCGCGATAAGCGCCACCGCGGCGCACCATATCTGGAATCTCGGCCTTGAGGCGTTTGCGTTCCGTCTCGAGGATCGGAACGAGCTCGGCGCGAGTGACGCCGGCGGCGATGTGATAATTGACCGTGACGCCCGCGGCCACCGGCGTGCCTCCGTTGGACTTCATTGCGGAGTTAGAAATGATGCGGCCCGAGGTGCCAGGGACGAAGAGCTCCGGCCCGCGCTCTCCGACGATTGCCGGCTGGCCTCCGGTGATCGGTCCGCCGTTGGCGAAAAAGGGAAGCGTCTTGAAGAAGGATCCGATGCCCTTGGCGAGCGGTTCGGTGATCTGCTGCCGGAAGAGCAGCGTGAGGAGGTCGCGAGCGAGCGCCTTGATCGTGTCGCGCAGCTTCTCGCCAGAGAGGATCGCGTTCTCGAAGGCGCCTGCCGTGATCTGGCCGGCCTCCAGCGCAATCTTCCCTTGTTCCTCAAGGAGCTTGTTTAGCTGCGCGGAGACGACGGCCTGATCCTTTATCTTGGCAAGCAACTTCTCTTGCACTTCTCCTATTGGCCTTCCGATTTCGCGGAAAGTAGCGAGCTCAACATTCAGATCGGTGATATCAATCACGAGGCGCCTGTAGCGCTCACTCAGCCCGTCGATTAATTCCTGTTGAGAAAGACCAACGACATTCGCTGCGGGAAGTACCTTTGCAAGTTCACGCTGGGCATCGGCGATTTCCTTATCCAACGCAAGCGATCCGCGCTTCGATTCATTGAGCAACGTGATGGCCTCGGCCTGCTTTTGCAGCGCTTCGACCGGCTTTGCGCTCATCATCTGCGCGGCCTCATCAAGCAACGAAAGCGCCTGCTGCCGACGAAGATCAAGCGCCTGACCCTCGGTCAAGGATAGCTGCTCAAATTGCAGCTGAAGCTTACCAATAGATTGAATCGTGGCTTCGATGTCCTTCTTGGACTTCTCCAGCTTGAAGTCGCGAATCGTGTCCTCAACTGACTTGAGGTTCTGCGGGCCAAGCGCGTTTGCGATGTTGATGCCAACCTGACCAAGAGCGATAGGTATCTGCGTCAGGAAATTCAGCGTACCCTCGACCGCCCGCTCCATCCTGATGGCGCTCGCTATTTGCTCATCGCTGAAGCCCATCTCGTCTCCCGCCATAGCGACTTTATCGAGTCGCTGCTTCATCATATTCAGCGTGCCGAGCACCGCCTCGCCGCCAAAGGCGAGCTTCGTGATCTTCGCGATGCCCTTCGTCTGGTTCTCCAGCCGAGTCAGCGAATTTTGCACCGAGGCGAACGCAGCCCGCGTCGCGTCGACGGCCCGTAGGGTAAAGGTTGCGCTAGCCATTGCGGTGTTGGGTTCGCTGCTGGTGGTTTAGGTAGGCGATCCAGCCGTTCATCTCGTGAGCTGGCATCTGGAGGACTTCGTGAGCGAACTTGCCGAGACGATCCGCGAGCGCATAGACGGCGAGGAGGTCGGCACCAGCCTCGCCGCCGGCTAGTTTTTTAGCTCTTCAGCCTTCGGCGCATCGTCGGCTAGGATAGCGTTCGCCACTCGCGCGAGGACGTTGGAGTCCGCACGATTGAGCAGCACCGCCTTGTCCTCGATGGTGAAGAGCTTCTTCCCGTCCTCGCTCGTCGCCTTCATCAACAGGATGTCGACGAGAAGCTCCATATCACTCTCGCGGCTCTTCTTGTAGAGGCGCGCCTTCTCGGCCAGCGTGACGGGAGTGGCGTGGATCGTCAGCTTCCACTCGGGCACCTCAATCTTCTTGGTGCCGAGCGAGGCGAAGTGTTCGCGAACTAGGTCAATAGCATCCATCCTTCACCTCAAACCGTCAAAGTGGACAGCGCGCCGTTGCCCTCGATGCTGATCGAGCCCTCGACCATTCCGTCGAACGCGGCGCTGATGTCGAACTTCGTCACGATGCCGCCTCCGGTGTAGTAGGTGGACGTCGACGCGATGCCCTCGGGATAGAGGTTGACGGTCACGGTCGAGCCGATGGTCAGCGCGATCTGGCCGGCATCGGTCTCGTCCCAGTAGAGGTCGCCGTTGACGCTCCAGGTCTTCAGCGTGGCCTTCCGCGTGCGGTAGGTGTCGCCGATGACCGAATCCTCGACGACGTCGGAGGAGTGAGCCAAGGAGTAGTTGCGGAGCTCGCCGATGGTGGTCGACGAGATTTTGACGGTGCCTTCGCGGCCTAAGTGGTTCGCCATTTTAGTCGGTGGTTAAATAGATGCAGGAGAAGCTGTGACGAGCGACGCCCCAACGACGTTCCTCGTCAGGTTCGATCACATAATCCACGCTTGTCAGAAGGAGATCATCACAGACGCCGCCCAGGGTCACGTCAGCCAGCACCGCGGCCTCGACCGCAGCCGAGCCCGTGTCGAAGAGGTCGTCGATGATCGTTGGCGAGCCGGCCACCTCGGCGGTGAAATACTCGACCATCACTTGCAAGGTCCGGTACTGCGTCCTATTTGACGGCGCCAGCGTTCGGACCTCGACCTGCTCGTTGACGGCGTAAACGGCGGCAGACGGGAAGCTCGTCGAGGCGAGCGTGTTGTTGCGGCCCTTGAGTAGATTAGCCGTGGGCACGACGCCAGCCTGCGTCAGCTTGAGCCCGATGGCGTTGCGGATGTTGGTGCGGGTGCTCATCGTGGCATATTCTCCTGCACGACGCCGGCGCCGCTGATGCGTGCGAATCCAAGGTTGACGGCGCGGTTAGCGAGGATGGCGTCGACTTTCTTCAAAGTGATCTTCGCGCGAAACTCCAGCGCATCATTCACGTAGCGATCAGGGTTAGGCACCTTGATGTTGGTCGCCGTGCCGGTCAGAAACGGTTTATCGCTGGTAAAATTGTGCGACTCGACGCCGGCTCGCGCTGCGTGACGGCGAACCCAAGCGGGCACGCGCTGTCCAGTAGCGAGAGCGGCCGCTGCGAATCCAGCCTTGGCCCAGCCGACCTTCTGCTGCACCGACTTTAAGTAGGAATCGGCCGACGAATTGCTGATCCACATCTGGTCTTGGACTTGCCAACGACCGATTGGGCTGCGCGATACGAAAGGCACGCGCCCGTACTTGTTGCGGTATCGCAGATGGAACTTCCGCATCTCGTCGTTGGATGCGTTTTCGCGCCAGAACTTGTGGTAAATCCTTATCGTCTTTGAGCGTTCCCAGCCCAGATTGACGGCTGCGGTCTGCGTTCGCGAACGCTTCGGAGGTTGAAGCGTAGAGCTTCCGATGCGCTGGAAAAGACCGATTGAGGAATAGCGCGCGTCGCTCTTCCGCCGTCCGCCGAACAGATCCGCCTTGATCGCGTTCTCTCCTTGCTCCTTGGCAGCCTTCGCGAGCCCTGACGACTTCGGTTTTGCCGCGGTTCCGGCATCTCTCGTGGTGGGCGGAAGAATCATCATAATCGACCGCGCCACGTTGCCGGCCTCCTGCTTGATGACCTTGCCTAGATCGACGCGCGCCGACTGCGCCAGCCGCTCAAGCGCCAGGTCGAGCTTCCCAGAGTTGAGCGTAACGTCGATCATATCACCTTCGCGACGTCGATCTCGCAGCCCGCGCCCTCCGCGTCGAACCGCACCTGCTCCACGAAGTAGGTCGTGCCGGCCCGCACCAGCGTCTGACTCTGAGCCGGCGTTCCAGTCACCGAGGAGGTCGTGAAGAAAACCGTGAACTTCACATCGTCCCGGCGCTGATCCTCGAACTCGTCAAAAAGGTTCCGGCTCGAAGACCAGACGCCGGTGATCGTGCTGCCGAGGTAGGAGAACGTGATGCCGGCTTGCTCCAAGATGGCGCCCTGGTCGAGCGCCAGCTGCACGGGATCGAAGTCGCGGACTGCGGCCATACTTAATCGCCAACTGTCACAACGCGCGAGGCCGGCGAGAAGGCATCATCCTGCGCGACGCCAGACGAGACGTGCCAGAACTCCTTCCGCACGGCGCCGGCGATGATGCACGGGGACGAGTTGATGGTGAACATCTCCTCGGCGTCGCGGATGATCCGCGGCAAGTGCGCCGGCGACTTTGCCCGCAGGATCATCGCCTGCGGCACGCGCCAGGTCAGGAGCTTCGCCTCCTGCGCCTCGTCCGCGAGGAACACAATCGGCCGCTTGGCGACCCGCCGGCAGGCTTCCATCAGCGCCCCGGCGTGGTACTGCTTGCCTTGGCTGTAACCGAACGGCGCAAGCAGGCAGATCTCGCGGCTGAAGCCGTAGTCCTCCAGCGGCGGCTGCTCGTCGATCAGATCGAACTCGGGCCGCTGATTCAGCTGGGCGAACTCGGGGAAAAGGCCGAAGACGAAGTCGCCCCAGGGTTTCCCGCTCGCGCGGTATTCATCGTAGCGGTGCGGCCAGATCTCGAGCTCGAGCACGCGGCCAAATCGCATCTTGTCGCGCTGCTTCGGGTCCGACGGCCGCACGTAGCTGACGCAGGAAAAGAGCCCCCAATACTGGGCGAGGCACTCGACGTAGACCGAATGACCTTGGCCGGCCAGATGCCGTGCAATCGGCAGAACGCGGATGATGTCGCCGAGGCGCTGGTGGTAGACGATGCAGATTCTCACGCCTTAAAGACCATCGTAAGAATGTTCGGCCAGTCACCATCATTCTTGCGGACCGCGTCCTCGGGCGAGCCGATGAAGACCGGACGAAGCCCGTTGATCGCCATCGCGTTTGCGAGCGTTTCCGGCGTGAAGTGCCAGAGGTGCTCGCCTGGACGACGGTGCTTCCAGCGGTAGAACCACTCTGCGCCGAGCGCTGGATGGTACCACGGGACGGAGACGATTGCGCTCCTCGCTTTGAATCTCGGCAGCTGGTCGAAGTGCTCTAGCGAGTCGAAGAACGTCAGCACCGGCCAGCGATTGATCTGCCAGTTTGGATCAATCTCCACGAACGACGGCGCAGGATAGGGTGATACATCATAGCCCCAGCAATGGACCCAACCGCTACTGCGTTTGATCTCCCGTAAGAAGGCACCAGTGCCATAGCCGACGTCGCAGACGATCTCCGCGTCGGGAAAGAAGCGCCGAAACAGCGCAGCGCGGATCTTCGATAGCTCTAGCTCGGGATACTTCTCGTAGCGCGCAACGTAGGCGTGATCGTACTGCGCGCGGATCGTGCGGTCGCGCGAAGTCAGCGCGCCGGTCGCCGAATCGACGACATACTCGGAATCAAAATTTAGGGCGTTGTCCATTTGGAATCGGCGTCAGGGTTGCGCTGCTTGAAGAGCTCAAGGCCGGCGTCGTAACGCTCCTTCGTGTTGTTGTGCTGGTAGGTTGCATCCCATTGGCCCTTTTTGAAGGCCGGGTGCTGGTGCTCAAAGCGGTAGAGGTGGCGCGCGTCGATGACGACGCCGTCGCGCCAGGCTCGGTGGCTGAACTCATTATCGCTGAAGACCGACTCGTAGCCCTCGTGGAATAGCTCGCTGCCTTGCTGCTCGAGGCGCGCCCGCGAGAGGATCGCCATACAAAGCAGCGGGCCGGTGCGGTGACCGTCGTGCACGGCGATGACGATAGGCTCCTTCTGCAAGTCGCGATCCTCGACGAGCGAAAGAAGCTTGGCATCCCAGCCGATAGGAGGAACCCAGTCGTCGGATAGTTGCACGATCAGGTCGCCGCGCGCCTTCTTGGCTGCTAGGTTCCAGGCTGCGACGCAGGATCGCTTCTCCGAGACGACGCTGAGGAACTGCTTGCCCATCGTGACCGACTCCTTGTCGTCCGCGTCCACGGCGAAGACGTGCTCGATGCGGGTCGGATCCTGAGCCAGCCCGAGCCAAGCCTCGCGGCAGGCGACGGCCTTCGACGTTCGGCCGCGGGTCGCGTGGACGAGCGAGATGCGCGGATGATTGCCGAGGTGAAACTGCTGCTGGAGCACGTCCGCCCGAGCTTCCATC